GCGTGGCTTAACGTTTCACAACGGGGAAGGCGATCCTACAATTTGGACTTCTTCTCCTTACTCATGTGATTATCTTTCACTCGAGTACTCTTCCTGGCAGGGGATTTAACTGATGCTTTTCCTGCAGGGGTTCGGGTTTTACGTGGCCGATCACGTTGTCGCTGCGACGAGGATTTGCTGTCCTCCAATGTCTTGGCTCCGTCCTTTCCGAAGCAATCGTCGGCTGCTTGTTGGAGATTTGGTCGTGCAAGCACAACCTCTTCTCCAACCACGACGTCAACATCTGATGGTGTTGGGGCTTTTGGCTCAGCGAATAATGGAGCTGAAAGCAGCTCCGCGGTCGCTGAGGCCTCAGCCAACCAAATGTTGAATTGACCTCGGTCGAATTCTGGGAATTGATTAGTAAACTCGACGTCCATCCATCCGTCAACATTTCTATTGGGGAACTGGACGGATTCGTCGAACTTTGCCCACCAAGAACCGACTCCAAGTACAGACTTGGGGCGATGGGGTGACAACAAAAGCAATTTCTTGCAAAGTTCTCCGACAACGGGTGTGTTTCCATCCGTTGCCACGTAAGACGTGGCTTTCTCGGCGAACTTTTGTTCAGGCGTAACATTAGCAGGGAGGCGAACCGTAGTATGGAGTTTCGAGAGTTGTCTCTTGACGTCGCACATACTATCAGGTAGTCCTTCCCAGACTGACGGTGAGTAGTAGCGTGCCAAGAAATTGACTCCTCGAAACCCTCTAGGAACAATCTCGGCCTCGAGAACGAGGCCTGTGGCCCTGGACGCCCAGCGGTGGGACTCGATTGGCAAATTGCCATCGAGACCATCGTCACCGAGATGGATGCCCAGCGCACAGAATGCTTCCTGGGGGTTATAGGTCGTGCCTCCGACATAAGGGGTATGTCTAAACGCAAGGTAGGCATTAAATGCTGCTCGGAGCGTTTGGAAAAGGCTGGTGGCGGAGCAGCCTGATCCATGCGAGGATCCTTGATCGAACGTCGTTCCATGGGGTAAATATCCCCTGTTATCAACGTTCGTCTTGAGTAATTCATTCAACTTAGCAGTGTGGTTTGCAAAGGCCTTCATACAAACCACACGATCAACCCGTCTAAGAGCATAGGTTATCGTTCCGTCCATGCGGTGATAGTCCGAAATATTGACATAGTCAGATTTCGAACAAATTTCAGCCACACGATTGGCGATCTCCAAAGGTGTCTTTCCGGGGCCGTACCAAGCAAACTGCTTCATATGGTTGGACAACGCTAAGGCAAATTGCGCCATGTCTAACTTGTCGGCATCATTATACGTGGAAATATTCCTCGGATCTTTGACGTCGGCATATGCTTCCGCTTTAAGGAAGCACTTCAAGACAAGCTTACGAAATTGGCCAGTTAGCACTGCCTTCCTAATGGACAGTTGCTGGGCACTGCTAGTTTGCTTTGCATTAACCACTTCAAAGCAAACCGGTTCAAGGTGCACATTCCGCATGATGAGGCTCGCAAACTCATCCATGCATCGGTCACGGAAGTTATTCGGCTTGGGCTCGGGCTGTCGTAGGTCAACAATGCGTCCCTTGACGCATCTCTCTTCTCCTGCCTTGTTAGCCACGGGTGCGAATGCTCCGTGTACCAATGGACTCATGAACGCCTGGATCTTGGGCTTGGCCTCACAGTCAAACACAGCAGGTTTGTACTGATAGGCTCGTACGCCCTTCTCCACAGGGAACACTGTCAATGTAGCCTTCTTGCCGCAGCTGCGGTGGTAGTCAGTTAAAACAGCCGAAGCTGCCCGGTTATCTACCCAGCTAGCGGTCGTTGGCAACATCAAATTTGTGGTTCCCAAACGCGCAACAGTTGCAATGGCGTCATCTTCAGCTTGAGTCACTGTGGCACACAACAAAGCTCCAGGCCTCGCGGTGGTCACAAGTAGCTCGCCTTTAGGCGACATGACATTGAACCTCACAAACTTCTCTCCCGTTGGTCCCACCTTAATGGGATTAAACCTTTTAAGTTCCTTCGTGTCTAACAACAATTTGGCCACGACCGCTGCAAATCCATTGAACACACGGATTGGCGCCAACAAAATTACTTGCCGGTGTTTGCCAATCTGTTTGCGCTCAACAGCATAAGCGATCGATTTGATGGGTACGCCGAGAAACTTCCTCGTAACGAGGAAGGAATCAGCGGCATAATCCCAAAGCATATGCGAGTAGCTTCCGCCGCCCGCAACAATTGTTTTTAGGCATCCTTCACCAGTGAAACGAAAGACGGTATCGTCCTCGCCACTGGAAGTGGCTGTCTCTGGAACAACGGTATAGAGGAGAATAGGCTTGGCTTCAGCGACCAGAAGGTCAGGAATATCGATGTAATAATCGACATCACAGACGTATCGGATGTCCTTAACACCAGGCTTGTCGTTGCGATTGTTCGCGTTAACGTCCTTGGTCCAGTGCCAGCGTCTCGTCCCCTTGAGGCCTCGTCGTTGGTCAGATTTAGACATTCCAACGACAAAGACCTCAGAGCCACAATATTGCGCAACATTCTGCGCAAACCTTGTGGCCGAGGTTCGTAGACTAGCGGCACTAGCGTGCGTGTGGCCAGGTGTAGCATCAACCTGGTCCACGTTGGTTTGTGCGAATGCGTCTCGGGATACGTCCGACACAATCGTCGGGTTCTCGGACAGCCATTCGCACAGCTCTGATGCGCAATCGCGCAATACAGATCTCTTCGTATAAACAAAGGCAACAGCGCCTGCAGCGCATGTAGCCAAAGCCAGCAATTTGACTCGTTTAAACGGCATCGACATAGTCGGAAGGGG